GTCAGCCCGGGAGTTGCTTCCGGCCCGGTGTCTGGCGTCGTCTAGGGAGCCACTGGGAGTCGCCCATGTTGGTGGGGCGGCTCCGACACTCAATCAACTGAGCCTATCCGGTGGTGAGTCTATGCAATGCCGGGGGCTGAGAAATAAAACCGTAGACTGCGCTCGGAGAAGAATTCGGGGTCGGCTATTGGACGGGGGTTCGATTCCCCCCATCTCCACAACGAAAACCGCGTGATTCTGCGGTAAATTGAGGGTGCAGAAACAGCGTGACACGCTTGCGTGACACGCACGCTAATTTAGCGGAGTATAATCAAGGTCAAGCAAAGGCACGTAAGATCAAGCAAGGCGGCGCAAGATGGCTTCTGTCAAGGCAGTGAAACACCGTGACGGCACCGTCGTCTACAGGGTCCGCTACCGCGCGGGCGGGCGCAACCCCGTCGTGGAAACCTTCTACGATGCCGCGAGCGCGCAGCGGTTCGCCGCCCTCGTTGACCGTGTCGGCGGGGCAGCCGCTCGCGAGATGCGCAGCCTCGACGACCTCGCCGCCGCCGACACGCCCACCGTCGCCGCGGCGTGCGAACACCACCTCGAGGCCCTCGCCGCGTCGGCGACGCCCGGCACGATTAGCCGCTATCGCCAGATCGTGCGCGATCGGATCGAGCCTCACCTCGGGCTCATCCCCGTCGACATGCTCACCCGTCACGCGGTCACGAAGTGGGTCGCAGAAATGCGCCGCACGCCCGTCGCGCGCGGCGCCACCGCCGGCCGCCCCCCGTCCGCAAAGACCATCCGCAACGCGCAGGCCCTCCTATCCGCAGCCCTGCAACGCCTCGTCAACGAAGACGTGATCCCCCGCAACGTCGCTAAGGGCGTGCCCCTCCCCAAGGACTCGACCGTGCGTGAGATGCGCTTCCTCACCCCCGACGAGTACTCGCGCCTACACGCCTGCATCCCCGCCGACTATCAGCCCCTCGTCGCGGCCATGTACGGCCTCGGACTCCGATTCGGCGAGGCAACCGCCCTCACCGCCGCCGACGTCGACCTCGACGTCGCCCAGCCCGTCGTGCGAGTGAACAAGGCCTGGAAGATGGGCGAGGGCGGCGCCCCCTACCTCGGGGCCCCGAAAACCAAGCGCGCGCGCCGCACGGTCACCATCCCGGCGCCGCTGGTCCCTGAGCTGCGCGCCGCGCTCGCGGGTAAGGCGGCGGACGAGTTGGTGTTCACGGCGCGCCGGGGCGGGCCGATCACCTCGGGGCCCTTCCATGCCCACGTGTGGCAGCCGGCGTGTGACGCGGCGGGCCTGTCGCCGCGCCCGCGCGTGCATGATTTGAGGCACTCGCACGCGTCGGCGCTGATCGCCGCCGGTGTCCCCCTGCCCGTGGTGCAGCGACGCATGGGGCATGAATCCATTCAGACGACAGTTGACGTGTACGGACACCTGGCACCTGATGCCTACGCGGGGGCCGCCGAGGCTATGAGTGTAGCCATGGGCGGGGCCACACCTCAAATTGGAATGTGACGCGCATCTCCCTTACTTGGCTTGCGCGATAGCTTGCGCGCGGGCTATAGTTATGGCATCGGGAGGGAACAAGCCCCCCGAACCTCAACGAAGGAGAAACAGAAATGACCACCACGACCTGGACCAAGGCAGAGCGCTTCGACGGCGAAGGCGCCCTCATTGCCGCCGACCTCGACAACGGCGCCCGCGCCGTCATCTACGGCGAATACCAGGACGAGATCAAGATCAGCCTCCTGATCTTCGACGACGCCCTGCCGGGCGGGAGCGCCTCGACCGAGCGCACCGCGGAATGGCCCCTGGTCGAGCGGTACATTCCCCGCGCGGAGTGGCCCGCCGAAATCTGGGGCGGCTACCGTGGACGCGGCGAACGCACCCCCGCCCCCGAGGTCGCCGCCGCCGTCGCCCAGTACGTCGCCGAGACGAACGCCTGGCTGGCCGAGGACTGACCAACAAGCCCAAGGCCCCCGCGCCCGAAACCGACGGCGCGGGGGCCAACCCATAGGAGGAGAAGTGACCGAACCACTCACACCCGCCGGGCTACGGTGCCGCCGCAAAGCCCTAGGGCTCTCACGCGCCGAACTCGGCGCGATCGTCGACGCGCCCGAAAGCGCGATCCGCTCCTGGGAGATCGGCAAGGGCACGCCGCGCGACCCGGTCAGTATCCACATGCTGCTCGGCAGCCTCGAAGACGCCGCCCTCGACTGCGTCGACGACCTCACGGCCCCCGCCGACGACGAGGACGAGGACGTGCTCGCTATCCCTACCGCGCTGTTCTCATACGTCGACCGAGTCGCGTATGAACGCGGGTGCGAGTGGGCCGGGCGGCTACCGCTGTCCACTTATCAGGCGTGCGTTGGCCGTGCCTTCGCGCTCCTGTCTGATCAGGGCATCCCTGTCGAAATCATCACCCGTACAAACTGAGGAGGATCAATGACAATCGAGTACCTGGGCGCCGCCGACTTCGCCGCCCGCGCCGGGCTGGCCACGGCGACGATCCGTTCGTACATGCGCAAGGGCCTGACCCCGCCCGCCGATGTCATCATCACGACCCCGTCAGGGCCGCTTCGCGGCTGGTCGCCCAAGACAATCGACGCGTGGCTCGCCTCGAGGCCTGGTCAGGGTGCCCGGACCGATCTGCGCAAGTAGCGCACATCACATTCAATTCCACTTGCGCTATAGCCCGGGCGCGGGCTATAGTTATGGCATCGGGAGGGAACAAGCCCCCCGAACCTCAACGAAGGAGAAACAGAAATGACCACCGTCACCTACGTCACCGACGACAACAGCCCCCTCACCCCGAACGCCTCCCTGGTCCTCAGCCGTATGGGGGACGACGCCGAGGAAGCATGGCTGCGCAAGAACTTCGACGGCCTGTGGGACGACGAGGAAGGCCGCGAATTCGCCGACGCTCTACTCGAAGGCTTCGGGGAAGCCGGCGGCAGCGAATACAGCGAGGCGGTCGAGGTTCTCGAATCGTGCATGACGGTTCGCACCATCGAGGTCGACTACAACGACGACGACCTGCCCGCCGACAAGATGCAGGCGCTTCGCGACGAGTGCGCCGCCGTGAACCTCGATCCCGGCGCCGCCGATGTTGGCGAGATTCTGTCAGTCCTCGCCGACATCGACGACGAGATCATCGACCGCCTCGGCCTCTGACCGACGATCGAAGGCCCCGGCCCCTTGTGGGGTCGGGGCCTTCCCCACACCCCAGGAGACACCATGCGCCAAGACGTCGACGGAAAAATGAGCGCAGCCGAAGCCCGCGAGCGCGGCTACATGCCTACCTCTGAGGTGCCCGCCCTGATCGGCGTTAAGCGCGACCCGCGTGAGCTCGGAAAGACAATGCGCCGCGAGGGCCTGCGGCCCGTGCGTGTCGGGCACGCCTATTGGTGGAGCGCCGACGCCGTCGAGGCGTGGGCGGCACAGAGGCGCTGGATACGTCCCCAGGGCTCTCCCGCCGCCCGGTGCTCGGCGCCCGGCTGCGACCGCGACGCGATCTCGCACGGCCTCTGCCTCAAACATTACAGGAGGGCGCGCGGAAAGCATGCCGACGAGCCCGCACCCCGTGTCGGCCAGCCCGTCGGCGCGGGGGTGTACGGGAGCGTCACAGTCGACGAGGAAGGGCGGCTCATCTGCCACGAGTGCGGCAAGGCGTGTCTGAGTCTCGCTGCGCACGTCGTGCGCGCCCATGGCATGAGCGCTGCTGAGTACCGTGAGGTCTACGAGCTTCCGCGCTCGACGAAGCTTACCGCCGTCAGCGTGCGCGAGCGCATCGGGGTCAGTGCTGCTAGTCCTGAGAATCTTTCGCGGCTTGCTAGGGTGCGTGATCCCAAGGCCGCCGCCGACGCGCGCACCGACGAGACTTTCAAGGCCGTGAGCCGCGCGCAGCGGGCGCGTCTTTCGGGTGAATGAGCGAAACGCCCCCACCGTCCCGTTTCCGGGCGGTGGGGGCTTCGTCGTGCTGGGGGGGTTAGGGGTGGATGGTGGTCGGCCAGGAGGCCATGAGGCCGTTCGCGCCCTTGCTGAGCGCGGTTTGTGCCTGCGACGGCGACGTGATGATGTGCGCGATTGTCGGTTTGCCTGTCGCGCTGAGCTGCTGCCACGCGTCGGCGGGAGCGCTCCATTCCATGCCGAGCACGTCCCAGCGGGTGAGGTCGGCTGTGGCGAGCTCGTTCGGATACAGCATGCACATAGTCCGGTATCCCCTGGCTTTGGCGCGGTCCACCGACCCGGCGTTGACGAAATGCTTCCAGAGGACGCGGCGCTCGGGGTGGCCGTCGAAAGCGTCGTCAAGGAGCGTGTACAGGTCGAGCTCTGCCTGCAGGTCCGAGCTGTTCGCGTCGGCCTTCGCGGATGTGGCCTTGTGGTCGACGGCGAGGACCACGTCGTCGGGGAGCTGCTCGAGTAGGTCAGTGAACCGCATGAGCGGGCCCGCCCCCTGCCGTAGGGTTTTCAGGGTGTCCCACGGCGTGGACCAGATCGGGAGCTTCGTGCCCGGCACCGTGCGCTCCGTCGTCCAGTCATGAATCATCACGTATTCGCCCGACGCGCAGCGGCGTAGGGAGACCTCGAGGGCCTTGAAGCCGGCGCGTAGGGACGCGTCGAGGCCCGCCTGGGTGAACTCGGGGTACTCGGTGCCGCCGAGCCGGTGGGAGATGTAGAACGGGCGGTTGGTGAGGAATTCGGCGACCAGGTCACGGGCCGCGGCGTCGGGCGCCGTCGGGCGGGGTCGCAGTGGGATGTCCCCGCCGTCGCGGCGGCGGCGGTACAGGCGGCCCGTCACGTCCCCGCCGTCGCGGCGGCGGGCGCGCCGCCCCCGGCCCGG